GCAGTCCGCCGTGGCAACAACCTTTTTGTTGTACGCCTTTGCCAAGCGAATCAGTTCATCATTGAGATGCTTTGGATTCCATGCTTGAATCTCGAAATAGAAGTCATCGCCAAAAATCTTAATGAACCGTTCCGTCAACTGTTCAGCCTTAGCGTAGTTCTTCGCCTCAATCGCCTTAGAAATCGCACCACCCATGCAACCAGACAATGCAATAATATCCCCATCCACAACTTCCTCTAGCAGAGAAAAGTCAATGCGAGGCTTATAATAGAAATTTTGTGTCCAGCCCAGTTGAGAAATCTTGAATAGTTTGTTGAGGCCCACATTGTTCTTTGCCAACAAGATGAGGTGAAAGCGCTCATACTTAGTCTGTTCGTCTGTTCCAATAGAGGGAACAAAATAGGCTTCGACCCCGAACAGGGGTTTAACACCTTCCTTAGCGCAGGCATCTTGGAATTTAAGTACTCCACCCATTGTTCCGTGATCGGTAAGAGCAGCAGCATACTGTCCATTTATACTTGAGATATTAGCAATCTCATGAGGTGTTGACATTCCATCAAGTAATGAATACTCTGAATGACAGTGTAGGTGGACAAAATCCATTTGTTTAGTTCCAGTCTAAATCGTAAAGCGTGTCTATCGTTGGGAGTTTACTCCAATATTTTTCATTGTACCATTGCTTACGCAAAAAAGCATTCACCCCTTCACTTAAAAGAATTTCAACCTCCGTTGGGTTATCTTCAACTACAAATCTAGGATTGAGGTTTTTGATAACCTCATGTTTTTCGTGAATGTTTGTAAACACCGGAGGGCTTGTGCTAAGTCTCCAATAATCAAGCCAAGGCTGTGTCTGCTCAATTGAAGCAGGACACCTTCTTGCAGTAACGATATGAACATCAATATCCATCTCGAACCAATAGTTTATTTGGTGCCACGCATCCTCGTATGGCTTCATGTTTTTCCAAAACAATGGATTGTTAAATATCTTCATTGCTTCTTCATCGCTACTGTCTGATATTAGCCAATCAGTATAATCTACAAAGTCTGGATATCCTGTATGAGTTATGTGATCATCAAGCGACAGCGCTATGTTCGCAATGACCCCATCAAGGTCAAGGACAATTGATTGTTTTTCCATAAATGTCTTTCTACATAGTGAAGCCCCGCACTAGGCAGGGCTTCACATACATGTAAATTTGTATTACCAAGTATCCTTGGAAATCTCTCCAGTTGTATAGAACTTCTCTTGCTTTTCGTAAGGAAGTGTCATGTACAAAGTATTGAGGTCATGCATTGGCAATTCCTTAATATTGTCAGGCATATCTGTTGATTCAAGAGGGATGAGACTGTAGTTAGTGTCTGACGCTCCCGAACCTGTACGAGAAATCTTATAGAAACGATCAGTGATGGTTCCGAATTCCTTTGCGTACTCAATCAAAATCAAACCGACATGGCGTTGGTTGAAAGTAGTGTCAAGTACTCTCGGCTCCCATGTTCCCGGCTCAGTCTCAACAGCAATGTTGATAACTAAGTGTGGTTTTGATCTCCATGCCTTGTCGTGGACAGATTGCTCTGTTCCCCAACAGCGATAGTTGAACTTGGAAAGTCCAGCAGTTGAAGCTGCTCTCCATTTCCAGTTAATTGGTGAAGTAATAACTGGGATATTAATCGCAGTCCCGATTTCTTCATCATAATGCTTTGAGTCTTCTGTCAATTCCTGACGGAAGCGAATGCGATAAGACTCTCCAGCCGAAACTGTAAAGTATTTCTTAACACCAGACTTTTGTGTATTTTGTGCTGGTACTACATTCTTCTCTAATTCTTTTAGTGATTTAATTGTTTCAAACATAATTGTTTTTCTCCTATATTGTGTGTGTTTTATTATTAATGACTTCTTGTATTTGCATACTTGTCATTGCTCCAGGGTCTTTTAACCCTGTATTGTTTTCTACCGTGTAAATTTCTTTACCTCGGCAGAGATCTATTATATCATTACGCATGGCAATTCCTGCGTCATCGTTGTCAGAAAAAATAATAATGCTATCAAAGCATCTTTTCATTATCTTCACCTGATTCTGTGAGACTTGCGCCCCTAGTGTTGAGACAACATTTGGGAAACCAGCTTGGTGAACCATCATAGCGTCAACGCTACCCTCTACAACGATGCAACTTTCATACTTCTTAGCGTTTTGTATGTTGAATAGAACATCTGCTCTCTTGAAGCCCTTGTTATAAAGATAACGAGGCTCCTGTTCTTCATTGATTGCTCTACCAATAAATCCAACAAGCTTGTAATCTTGCGCCCTCACCGGAATAACGATTCTGTCCTTAACCCTTGAATATCCTATTTCAAAATACTCTAGTGTGTCTAATGACAAACCACGATTTATAAAAGGGTCTAGTAGAGGAAGATCGGTTTCACTTTCAAAGTCAACTGATATATCTGATATGTCAAGTTCCTCTACTGCTACTTTATTACGGAAACCTCTTTCGATTTCATTTTTTAAAGCAATTGGGTCAAGACGAACATCTTTGCCATACGGCTTCCCAGTTATCTCACGATAGAGTTGTCTAAAATTACCTTTCTTACCACAAGATGGGTTAAAGCATTGCCATAAACCAGTTTTTGCATTAATAAAGAATGCAGGACTATTCCTGTTCTTGTGGAAAGGGCAATATAGATTAAATTCTTGAGCATTTTGAGTTTCAATTGGTATATTGTTTTTCTCAAACAGTTCACGAATTTGAGATTCCATACTATATATTGAATATGATTTTAAACTTGAATACATTCTTGCTGGCATCGTAGTCCGTCTTTAAAATTGTTTTACTAAATTTACCATGAGTGTTGCTCCATTCATCTTCCATCCAAGGCCTAAGTCTTGCGATGGTTTCAATGTCCTCTGCTTCACCCTCAATAAATTTCTTTTTAATTAAATATCCCATTCTTCTACCCATTTTCCTGTCTCTAGGTTCCATCTTAAGAAGAAACCAAATTGTGTTGACCGTCTTACCTTTCTTGATACTACTTGAAATAAATCGGAATTATATTCACGATGAATTGCTAGAACTAAGTCTGCATCATAAGCCAATTGCTTACTCCATGCTACTTCTTCCAACTCAGGTGGTCGCTCTGAGTGACCATCATTCATGGTTACTGCTGCCACATCAATGATTGGCACTCCGTTCTTAACCGCCATGCGCTTAAATGCTTTAGAAAGGTTCTTCGCCTTCTCTGTTTCATTCTTTGCTCCACTGGCATCGTCAAATAGACCGTGATAGTCGAGAATAACAAGGTCAGGTCTATACTGATCAATCTTAGCCTGCACCATGTTCTGGTCTGCTGTTTCAAGACCCTCTGATGTTACAAGATATATAGGGTGCTTACCCTCAAATGTAGTCTCAGCCCATTCCTCATATGAATCAACAATTGCTGGATTCGCACGAACAAGGTCTGTGTTTGTAAAAGCACCATCACCATTGGTAAGAAGAGTGTCAAGTCTCTGCCCCTCTTGCTGTTTGTTCATTTCAAGAGAGATAATCAATGGTCTATAGCCAGCTTTCCAAGCATTAACTGCAAACAGTCTGGCAATAAAACTTTTACCAACACCTGTCCAGCCTAGGAGAACAATGAAGTCTCCGGGTTGCCAACCACCAAATTGCTTATCAATGACACCGATACCACTAGGGATGCCCTGAAGCTCGTTAAGACCTCTCTCAGACCGCTCTCGCAGGTCTTTAGCACGATCTCTCCACTCTCCAGCCAAATCTGTATCTTTTAAATTGCTTGAGAACTTGTACAACATGGATGTGTTTTCCATGAGATAAGCCAAAGCCTCTTTAGGACCAGCCTCGGTGAGTAGCCCATTTGTCTTTGAAACTAAAACCCTAGTTTGGTAAGACAATGAACCATTCTTTGCTTCATCAATATAATATTTCAAAGGTTCAGGAGTGGAATAGAATTCAAACTCCGGATGGTGCTGCTTAACAGTCTCTTTGGATGGGACTTTCTTGTGCTCGTCATAGTGAGAGCAAATAAAGTTCCAAATATCTCTATGTTCCATAAAGACGCTCTCAACGCCCTCATTAACAGCCGTTACATAATCATTTGATTGGATTAATGAATTTAACAATCTAACTTCGTAGTTCATTCTTTTACCATTCTATCATGAGTCTCCCTCATGATTTGTTTGAATTTTTCTTTGGATTCTTTTTCTTGCTTTACTTTGTCTGTAATTTTCTTTGATTCAATCGCAAAGTCGAATAGCAGGAATGGTCCTGTCCGACCTTTGACAAAGTATTTGATTGAATCAACTAACAATTCACCATCGTAGTGTTCTGCCAGCGCTTCCGCAACAGCCTCTTGTCTTGGTGAATCTGGAATAAAAAGTTTGCTAGAATCCTTGCAAGATTGCTTTAAGGACTCTATCAGTTTTTGACCTGTTATTCTGTTTTTCATTTTTTGCCTCTTTCCATGTGAGGTTTAAATATTCAAACTCAGTTATACCACCATATACGCCATAAAACTCTCCACTATTCCAAACAGATATAAAACATTCTGTTCTTACAGGGCATTTTTTGCATATAGATACGGCTCTATCTATGTCTTCTTTTTTATAAGAAAACCAAATATTGCTTTCAGGGTGGTCAACGCAAAGTGCTTTACTTGACCAATTACTTGGCATCATCCAACTCTTGAAGCTTAGCTTCAATTTGTTCATCAATAGAATCCCATAATTTCTTCCAAGACTCTGGATCATCTAGAGATGCTGCTTTGCACTTCGCACCAGCATCCAACCTCAGCGATTCATAATTGCCAAGGTTCTTGGTAATACCAATCGAAGCCCAAATTTCTACTTCATTATTTTGTTCTGACATTGCTATCCTTTATTTTCATTTGCACCTTTTGTGCAAGCGGTTTTATGTTTTTCTCTTTCACAATTGGCCGACCCGGCACTCTTGTATTAAAGAACTCTACCATGATGTACACATCATCTTCACTATAATAGCGCCAATTTGCGTAACCTTTGTATTTATTTCCAAATTTCTTTGCATCCGGTATTAAAGATTTTTTCTCATACTTGCGAATGGTGTCTGCTCGCTTCTCAACGATCTTGGCGACCTCGCCTACAGTATAAATCCTATACAGAATCAATTCGTGTTGTTCATACGGCATTTCAACCGTTGAGCCATCATCTAGTTTTTCAATATAAATTTTATTTTGTTTTTTATTAATCTTTTTAAGTTTAACAATCGTTCCGGCATATGTGTAAAACTTATTAGTTGTTAGTTTACTCTTAATCACGATATCCTCTCCTCTTAGATAATTTAGCAATAAATCTCTTAAAGTCTTTAACCGTTACATCTTTAGTGTCTGAGCAGACAACGCAGGTGATATCAACATAGTATTCTCCTAAAGAGTAATACTCAGCGCCAGCAAACTTCTGTCCACCGCATTTGTCGCAAGTTAATCTTATGTGATTCATCGCTAATCCCCATTAATCAAGCCAGCAATTATATTCTGCTGTGACAATTCCCTTTTGTGGATGAACAAACATCAATGGTTGCGAAGCACGACCTACTGCACCCAAGACTTCAATAGCATAAGTATTCATTGACTCAGGGCTTCCTGAAATACGGCATTGGACTGTGTTGAATGTCATCTTGGTAGGGGTATGGAAGTGACCAAAGTAAACATCAGTAAATTCATCAACGATATTGCCCTCACTATCTTTTCTCTCAATCCCGCCAATTTTCCATCCATAGACTTTCTTTTGGAATGAATAGAACGAGGACAAACTGCCAAATTGATCACCATGAATAAGAAGTGACTTATACTTTCCAATGTCATCAATAGCGTACCAAAAGCGATCACCACGACCATCTGGAATATTAAACTTAATTCTAGGATTGTTTTCAAACATCAGCTGCACAATACGATAAAGCATTCTGTCAGCGTTTGTTTCTGGGTCATGGTTTCTTCTCGCTTTTCCACCAATTGAGCCATGATTTCCAATAACACCAGTGAATGTAATTGTTTCAAAGTTTTCAAGCATTTTATTAATAAAATTCTTCATTATCCTTGGTCCATCAACAGTTACTTGACGATAAAGACCACTATCAATCAAAAACTCTTGACCGGGAAATATAAGTTCTCCCTCTACAATGTCACCAAGACACCAAATGCGAAGATCACGAACAGGGTGATCTTGTCTTTGAATTTCTGTCAAGTGAATAACCTTGTCAGCAAATTGATTAATTCTTTCTTCACAGACTTTTGAATTGTAATCAGGTGTAGTCTTGCCAAGTTGCCAATCTGCTAGAACAGCAACAGCGACCTCTTCTGAATTCTTACGAGTATCTTTCTTTGGTGTCGGAATTTTCGT